TCAGCGTCAAGACCGTGGATTGCTTTCAGGTCTTGAGCGAGTTCGATGGTGTACTCTGCCTTCAGCGCACGACTCTTAGCAGTTACAGTTGCCTTCTCAATGGTGAAACCCATTTCTGCAAAAGCAGAACCAGTGTTACCCAGTGCTTCTGCGTCAGCAGTTGGCATACCGCCACCAATGCTTGGACCAGAGCGGTCGTCATTGATCGTGCTGTCGCCGTTTGAGTCAGTTACACCGTCAAGACCAGAAGGACCAGCAGTGTGAGTAGTAGAAGAGTCACCAGAGAATGGTACAACTGCTTCGTTAAACAGTGCTTCGTCACCAGAAGTAGCGCCAGAACGAGTCGTCTTGTAGCGAGACTTCATAGCGAAGATCAAACCAGTAGGACCAGACATTGGTTGAACACCACATACGTCGTATGCCATCAGGTTAGGCATAGCACGACGAACGAGTGAAATCAATACTGGGTTCCAGTTAGCAGCAGCAGAAGTCGTGTTAGCAGCAACTTCAGTCATAAACTGTGATTGTGAACCTTCAGCAACCATTGCTTGCTCTTGGTTCTCAAGAATAGCAGCAGTGACCTTACGACGATAAACGTCTTTGATCTCGCCTGCTGATTCTTCGTTAAGGACTGGTGCCCATTTTTGCACCAGAGATTCGTAGTTCAGATCCATTTCTTAATTCTCCTTATAGGTAATGGATTATGGACGATTGATTTTGCGCATAGCAGACAGATACTGTTCCATTGAAGGAGCAACTTCTTCAGAAACAACGTCACCGTCAGTTTCTTCAGTAATTTCTTCTTCGGTCTCTACTGTCGTCTTCGCAAAGAATGACTCTTTGATAGTAGCAACTTTGGACGCAAACTGCTCAGCGTCATCAAAGTCAACACCTTCTACCAGAGAGTAGAACTTTTCTTTCTGAGTATCAGCGAGTTCAGATGCTGCTTCGGCAACGATTGCTGCACGCTTCAGACTCTCAACTTCTTCACTCAGAGAAATTGCATCAGCAGTGGTCTTGTTAAGAGCTTCTTCGAGTTCTTCAACTTGATCTGCTAGATCGTCAACGAGGTCAACCTTGGATTCTGGTACGTCGATGTAAGACTCAACGAACAGATTCTTCAATCCGCTCATAAAGTTCTCAGCAATCTCAGCACGCAGACCAGTTTGGATAGCGACTTTGTTGTCTTCCATCCATTGCTCAACCACGTAGTTCAGGTAGGAATCAACCTTCTCGACCAACTCGCTCTTCTGCGCAGCAGTTTCTTCAGCAAGTCGCTCTTCGTAGGATGCTTCGATTCGCTCTACTTCTTCAGAGAGCTTAGATTTCAATGCTGCTTCAAAGATTACAGCAGTTTTTGCCTTAAACTCATCGCTGAGAGTGGCTTCAGACTCGACTAGTGCTTCGAGTTGTTCAGAGTGAGTATCAACTTGTGTTTCCACGAGTTCGTCATTTTCTTCCATATCTACTGATTCACTGTAACTGGCATAAAGTTTATTCATCTCTGATTTAGACATTTTCAACATTTTGTCAGTCATAGCACTAATCATACCTGCTTTGGTCTTTGGCATTGGTTCGCTGTTGCTCTTGTCACCCGTACGAGCAGGTGCTTTAGTCGTTGCGTTCGCTGCCTTATCGGTAGCGGCAATTGACTGTGCTTCAGCGTTTTTCATGTCATGCCCTTTTGCTTCCGCAACTTCCTGCTCATCGCGGAGTTCAATGTTTTGATCTTCCATTGTGTTCTCCTTATTAAAAAGATCTTTTTAAGGATGAGAGGAAATTTTTATACTCAACAATTTGGTCCACGCCATTAATTGGCGGAAGCACATCGTTATGAGTTCCGATTTCAGTCTCTTGTTCCTCACATATCTCTTGAGCAGTAAGTACGCCATTGTTCCAGACCCATTCAACACCTTCCATAATCCCATTAACAAATGCTCCAGGAGCAGATGGATCTTGCACGATGTCAACCGTGCTTAAAACAAAATCGTCCTTAACATACATCGCGCCATTGCGCTGCTCAAGACTACCCATTCCACGAGTTGAGACACCAAGATTAACACCACCTTCGAGAAGACCTTGTACAATCTTACCCATTGGAGTATCAAGTATTGATGCCTTTCCGATAACATCATTGCCTTCGAAGTGAAGGTCAGTGATCTTATGCGAAACTTTGTCGAGGTTGACGGTCGGACCATCGGGATGGTTCAATTCGCCAACTGCTCTATCTTTTGCGACCTGCTCGGATACATACTTCTCGACGGCAGACTCCATAATTGGTCTAGGGTACACCCTACCATTACGGTTCTTCTGCTCTGCCTGAGCAAACACACCTTCGATAACATATGACTTCTTGCCGTCTTTCTTTTCTTCGACGAGACACTGAAGTGTATTGTCATTAAATTCAGCAATAAGTTTCATGTTAGTTCCTTGATTGCAGTTTCTATTGATTTTTGTGCGTCCCTTTGACTACGGAACGT